ATCTCGTATCTCTACTCGCAGCTGCATTTGCAGTAACCGCCTTTGCTCAAGCTCCTAAGAAAGAAGAGCCAAAGAAAGAAGCTCCAAAAGCAGAAGTTAAGAAAGAAGAAAAGAAGAAGTAATTTTCTTTCACTTAAAAGAAACCCACCTTTATGGTGGGTTTTTTATTATACAACTCGCAAACTACTTAATAACATTCTCTGAAAAGAATCTTCCATATTCCTAACAGAAGGTATAGGACCTTTTGGCTTTTGGCTCTTGGTTGAACTGATATTTGTATTGTTTGTAATTTGCGCAGTCGTAACCGATTCTGGTGTGCTTGGTAAATTCAATTCTAAATTTTCACTGGTTACGGCATTCAGTTTACTGGTCGTTTTTGGATTGGACATTTGTTCACTTTGCGCTGGTGTTTCTGTTGGCGTCACCGATTGTGGTGCTTGTGATGTTGTGTCAGCTGGCGTGGCAGTTTGATTTAATGTCAGAATTTCTTTCTTTACTCTATCTCTTTCCAATTTGTAATCTTCTACAGCCTCTAAAGCTCCAGGTCCTCTGACGGCGAAACCTTTCAATTGAACGTTGTTTAATGGTTCACTTTCATTATAATTGAATTGATAATCTTTTATTTCTGCCATTGTTCTGTCATATTCTGGTAATTTTTTCTGGCGATCCATTTCATTTTTAACACCAGCTAAACCACCAACCTTTTCAGCCTGTGCTATTCCTGCGGCTTCAGCTTTAGCTTCTTCACTAGGTTCAGATTTTATTATTTTCCAAATAGCATATGCTATTCCAGCTCCAGCTACGATTGCTAATCCAACTGGATTAAATAACAAAAATCTTCCTAATCCTAATATATTTTTAGCTATGGAGGCAATTCCACCGCCAAATGCCGTTTTAAATAACGAAATAAAATCTGTAATACCTTCTATAATTGACATAACACCTTTAATTGCAGTACTAATCATTCCCGTTACTATTCCCAAAATAAAAGATATTAATCCTCCGGAATCATCTTGTTTAACAGCAATTGCTGTTGGTGCACTGGTTTGTTTTTTACCTGTAATAGCTTCAATTAAAGCTTTGTGCCTTCTTTCTCTTTCCAGTTCTTGCTCTTCTTTAAAGTTGCTTTCTTTTTCTCTACGTTGAGTATCATTATCGTTTGTTGTTTTCAGTAATGTGTATATTTTGGAAAGAATATCCATCACATTATTATCAGAATCCAACGTGCCTATTTTTGTGGCTGTAGCACCAACTTCTTTTGCTTTTTTGGTACCAGAAAAATATTGAATATCTTGTTGAGTTCTACCGAGCATACTACCAAGTAAAGCAGGAGCAAATTTAGAACCACCGGTCATAAACTTGGCAATATTTAATGCATCAAATTTTTCACTAAAACCTTTAGATTTTGCTTTAGATTTATCGGATAGTGTTGCTTTTATGGCTGAACCTACGCCTTGGCCTTCCGACAACTTTTCAGTCAGATATGAAATATAAGATTTTTCTCTTATCTTTTTGGCTTCTTGATAGTTCATGTTGATCTAGCTTTCTTAATCAGAGGATTGGTATCATCCTCTTTTTCTGGCACATTACTGGCCGTTGTTTTATTACTTATATTGGTATTATTTACACTTTTACTGGTTGCTGGAGATTCCTGAAAAGATTTCTTTAGGTCTTTGTTTTCTTTTGACATATTATCAATATTCGATCCAACATTGGGAACAGGTGTATTTTTATTTGCATCAAGTGTGGAATCTGTTCTTTTGCCATTACGGATCATATCAACAATAGTGATTCCTCGACTTTTAACTTGTTGATACCATTTACTATCCTTTAAGTTATCGGCTGCTTTTTCAAAATCACCAGCTTCTAAAGCTTTTGATGTTGCTGGGAATTTTTTATACCAACTGCCACCCATGTTAAATGCTAAATCTATCATGGCAGCTTGGCCGGTTTCATTTGCTTTGGACCAACCAGGAGTTTTCATTGCCATTTCTTTATGCTTTTCATAATCTTTTAAAAATAAAGCATTAACTTCTTCTTTAGTGAATTCTCTATTCCATTCAGGTGGCAAAGATTTTCCATCACCGATTAAATGGCCAACACCAACAGTCCAAAGACCTAAAGAATCTTTATATGGTCTTGTTCTTACACCTTCATGTTTCTTTATCATCTCCATAACAGGTTTATCACCGCCACCGATTACTGGAGGCTTTGGTGCTGGTGCAGCTGTAGGAGGTTTTGCTTGAGTCTTTGGTGCTGGTGCAGCCGTAGGAGGTTTAACTTCAGGTTTTGGTGATGGTGTGACTGTGGGAGGTTTAACTTCAGGTTTTGGTGCTGGTGCAGCTGTTGGTTTTGGTGTCGGAGCCGGTGCTGGCGTTGGTGCCGGTGGTGCTGAAGGTCCAACCTTTACTTCATCTGTTTTCTTTTTTTCTTTACCAATTTGTTTATTAGTATCATCTAATTTTTTTGTTTCTTTTTTTGGTGGTTTTGCTTTTTTTCTAGCAGTCAATGCTTGAATGATGGCCTGATTTCTACGATTTTCTTCGGACTCAATTTCTTCTTGTTGGTTTTCTCTTTGTTCTAATTCTAATTTTCTATCATTTTCAATTTTGACCAATAATTCATATATTTGGCCAAGATATTGTGTCGCAAGTCCAGAATCAACGAAAGAACTTTTTAATCCTCGATAATCTCGTTGTTTTTTGCCGGTAAAAAAACCAATATCACGTTTACTTCTTCCTGTTAAAGCGCCAAGAAAAGCAGGTGCAAATTTAGAACCACCGGTTACAACTCTGGCAATGTTTAATGGATCAAAGCGTTGTTTAATACCAGTGAAAGTTGCTTTTGTTTTATCGGAAATGGAACTTCCAATGGCAGCACCCGTGCCCATACCCGATGATAACCTTTCGGCCATCGTGGATATTAAACCTTTTTTTCTAATATCTTGAGCTCTATAATAGTCCATTTACTATTTTCTTTGTCTTTCTCGTATCTTTTGGTTTTCTTCTTCAATGTACGCAATCAACATAGAAACGTAAATGTCCCGTTCCCAAGGCATCATATTTTCAAGCTCTGACAAACTATACTTGTGGTGTTGTATCAATGAAAAGTTTGTCTTGTAATAATTACTCAGATTGTCATGACGAAAAATTAGCCGAAAAAATTTTCTAGGCCTTCTACTTCTATTTTATGGTGAAACCCACACTTTGAGCAATCAATTTCAACTGTTTGTTTTAAACTTGGTAAATTATTAAAAAAATCTTCTACTTTGGCAAATTGTGATTGGTTCATACCTTCTACAAACTCCAACATTTCACCTGGTTGTGCTTCAGCTGAGTAATAGAACTGTTCACCATCATAGATGTATTCTATTGAGTTAGCAATCATATTGAATGTGGTCTCAGTAATATTATCATACTTCAATGAATCTTGAACTATGTTGAACTCTGGATATTTTAATTTGATTGAGATTGTGTCGGTCAACTGAATTTCATCAGAAACACCTTCTTTGCGTTCAACCTGTAAATCTAACAAATTGATTTCTTTTTCCATTAAATTACCACATACTTTACCTTCAACTTCATTGTTGCATTTATATTTTGATTCAACGACCTCACCTACTGATTTAGCACGTAAGTTAACAAAGTAGTATTCAACATCAATAATAGGTAATTTTTCAATATCAACACCTTCCGTTAAGGTGCAGTTATAAAGGATATCTTTTACATTTTGGTGAATTGTAGATGTTTCATTTGATTCAACTGCCATCAAAAGATTTCTTTGTTCTTTAACCAAAAATGGTCTGTATTTAATTTTCTTTTTTGATAACGGCAACTCTATTTCATATGTTGGCACATCAAGTTTTGGTAAAGCCATAATTTATCTCCTTAATAAAATCACTTAAATATAGTATTTTGTATGTTGTTCACTATTGATTGACCAGCTGCACTTACAGCACCTTGAGCGTTTCCACCTAAACCACCAACCACATCAGAGAAATTGGCCAATCCAGCATCGACCAATTCCATACCAAATGACTGTAGGGAATTATTACTCCAACGAGTGTATGCAAAAGTTACTGAAAGTTTATGTGGGTTATCGGATGACCAATCTAAATCCAATTGATTCATTGATATTGGGAATGCATCAAACAAATTAACAGAATATGATACTTTGTTTTCCACATCATATTGATTAATCTGTATTGTGGTGGAATAATCACCTTTGTATCTAAAATTATAATTGTATGTTGGATTAATAAAATTCATCCAAGCATCAAAGAATATTTTTTGTTGCATATCACCATCAACAATAAAAGTTAAATCCATGTCGTTATAACCAGTTAGATATGGATATTTCTCAACAGGATTAGATCCAATTTTTTGTTCTACTGTCATTAAACTTCTGCCTGGCAAATTGGCATTCTCACAACGATACACTAAATTTCTAGCCGATTTGATATATGGTATCAAAGTTAAAGGAATAGGAATGTTCACATCAAACCTATTTGCTCTCGCTAGGTCTTTTGTGAAACTGGATTTAAAATCGTTAATGGTACCTGGCATTTAACTTTTCCTTATTTCTTCTAATGAATCTTGCCATACTTCATTTACCGAAGCCTTTTTAAACTGGTGAATTGGCAAGTATGCCGCAATATCCCATTCATTTGGTTGTACGGCAAGTATTTTTGACTGAATGTGACCATACAAATACTTCTTCAAACATGGCCGAAACTCTCTATAACGCTTGGAGGCGTTTAAAATATCGTAGCTGACTCTCATACGCATAATGTCATTATTGCCGTCAAGGATGGCGTAATCCATCAATTTATCCAAAAGTGTAATTCGGTATTTTACCGGTAGGTAATGTAAGTTCAAACCAAGAAAACCATCTTTATATCTCTCAAGTACCAATACCAATGGAAATCGATCATAATATGGTATTTCTTTTTTTGTTTTTGGATCATAATAAAAGTAATATAATCCACCAGTCACAAAACGATTTGTTTTTCTAAAGGCTTCATTATTGATTGTTGAGGCTATTCCTGAAGGATTTCTTAGCTCAGCAATTTTCATGGTTAACCATTTAAGAGAATCACGACCCATCAATTGCAATTGAGCGGCTGTTCTTTCTTTGGCTAGTTGTGTAAGTTTAGATCCCATTGTATTATTTAGTCTATAGTCCTAGATGGTCTTCCGTTATAAGTTTAAACTCCCAACCACGATCTAAACAATATTCCGTGGCGGCCTTCCATTTGGCTTGATTGATTCCATATGTAACCACCTCATTTATGTATTGCTTTGTTAATCTTTTTTTAGGTTCAGGTGTTATTGTTTGTTTCCTGGGTTTAACTTCAAGTAACATCGTTTTTAACATTCCTGTTTTGGTTCGAACTTTAACCAAAAAGTCTGGAAAATAACGGTGCCATAGTCCATCTTTTGGAGATTTATAAGGAATAATCAATTCTTCTGATGCCCACGATATAATATCTGGATTTTTGTCGAGCCAATTCATCATTTTACACTCCCAAGAAGAGCGATAAATGATATTATTAGGGTCCCCAACGTATTTTTGAGGATTAGAAGGTGTAAAACGTCCACTATAAGCCATATAAATACTATGTATAACTTTTTTTATAGAGGATCCAATGGCCGTCATTTCCATACCAAATTCCATAGGTGGAGTTTCCATACCCGGAGCTTTAGTTGAGGGTCCTTTGGGTACTTTATTTGGAAATAAATTTGGTCGAACCGATTTACAATACCCTAGAGATTTACAGACATCATCAAGAGGTCATGTTGTTGTAATTAATATCAATGAAATAACACCAGCAACATATGAAAGTGTAAAAAGTAGTTTTATTAAAGGTAAAGATAAATTTGTTGGTGCTGTTAATAATGCTGTAAGTAATGCTGGTAGTTCTTTGGAATCAGGATGGAATGCTGCTACATCTTATGTTGATGATATAAGAAGTGGAAAAATATCACTTGGAGGCGAATTAGATAAATCAGTTGCTGGACTAAAAGATTTTCTAGGTAATGACAGTATTAACATCAAAAACCCAACAAAAAAATCTGTTGCCACAATATCGTTGTATATACCAGATACAATGGCTTTCACATATAATGCTTCATACGGACAATTAAGTTTAGTTGATGCGGCTGCTCAAGTTCCTGTAATAGGAAAAGCAGTCGGTGCAATTGCTTCTATTGCCAATAGTGGACCAGCAAGATTGTTGGCCAAAGGCGCTGGCTTTGCTTTCAACCCACAACAACAATTATTATTTGATGGTATTGATTTTAGAACATATCAGATGGCATTTACATTTACACCATATTCTAAAAAAGAAGCAGAAACAATTGCAAAGATTGTTAGAATGTTAAAAACGCATGCAGCACCAAGATTAGCAGAAGGCACAGCAGGTATGTTTTTTGTTCCACCATCAACATTTAATTTGGATTTTTTATTTAATGGCAAAAGAAATGCAAATGTTGGCCGAGTTGCAGAGAGTGTAATTGAAAGTATTGATGTCAATTATTCTCCAAATGGATTTTCAACTTTTGGTGATGGTGCACCAGTTCAAACAACAGTAACCATAAATTTTAAAGAAATCGAACTCATCACAAGAGAAAAAATAGAAAAAGAAGGTTATTAATGCAATATTTCGACACATTACCAAAAATTATTAAAACGGATCCAAACGGCAATTCAACGTTAATGGTCAATTTGATAGCAAGGTGTAGTGTTATTCCCGACATACTTAAAAATCCATTAGTATATTATTCATACGATATACAAGAAGGAGATACACCAGAAATTATTGCCCACAAATACTATGGTGATTCATATCGTTATTGGATTGTTTTATATGTTAATCAAATATTAGATCCTCAATGGCATTGGCCAATGCAGTCTAGTGTTTTGGAATCTTATATCTTGGATAAGTATAATTTTAATGCCAAATCTACCATTCATCATTATGAAAAAATAATTACCAAATTTGACTCAAGAACAAGTACCACGACAATAGACAAATATATTATTGGCCAACAATCCTATAATGATTTACAAACCGGAGTGTTTGAACGTAGTATGGCAACCGGACCATTTACTGTAACCACTAGCCGTAAAACAGTTTCATATTATGAATACGAAACAGATTTAAATGAATCGTATAGAAATATAAAATTATTAAATTCAATTTATGTGGGTGAATTGGAAAAACAGTTTAAAAAATTAATGGCTTAATATGGCAGAATTTGATCAATCTTCTTTAGGTGTGGAATCTCCTGGTGCCTACTATGCACAAGATTATTCATTAGAAACTTTAAATTTTTTAACTTCAAGTGGTCAAAGATTTGAGTTAAAACGTTTAATGATTGATATGTCTTATTACGAGGACCTTTACAGTTTTACAGCCTCAGGTTATATTACAGTAACCGATTCACAAGGATTCGTTGAACTTTTTCAATTAACGGGGAATGAATTTATTGAAGTTAATTTTGGTAAAGTAAAAAATGGATCAAATAACAATGACCAATTGTTTCGAGTATATAAGGTTGGAGGTAAAAAACCTGCAGGAAATTTAAATACTGAAACATACACACTATATTTCTGTTCGGAAGAATTGTTGTTATCTGAACAAATTAAAATTAGTAAATCGTATACTGGCCAAAAAATATCTACTATTGTAGAAAATATATTAGTTGATAAATTAAAAGTGCCTAGTAGTAAAATTAATAATATTGAATTAACAACTGGTTTATATGATTTTGTTATACCTCGATTAAAACCATTTGAAGCGATTAGTTGGTTGTCAACTTATGCTCGACCAGCAAATAACGGTTCTGTTGGTGCTGATATGTTATTCTTTGAAACTAAAGATGGATTTAATTACCGATCATTACAATCCATGTTTAAAGAAGAACCATATGCCACTTATAAGTATCAGGCACAAAACATTGACATGGATAAACAATCTTTCAAAGAAAAAACAATAAGTGTTTTGGATTATGAATTTGTTAAAACTTATGATTCAGTCAACGAAATAAGTTCTGGCACATTTGCAAACAGATTAATTTCAATTGACCCATTAACAAGGTCATACAAAGTAACCGATTTTGATTATTTAAAGTATAAGAACCAAGCAGTTACATTAAATGAAGGTGAAGTCAGTAATGCACTAAAGAATAGATTGGGGCTAACTCAATATGAAACATATGATGCAACACTAAAAGTGGCTTTGTCAAATGCTGGTCAAAATGAGGCAGCTTACTTTAAAGAAATACCAGGATCAGTTGCAAAAAACATTGCAGTAGAAACATATGTGCCAAGTAGAACGGCACAAATTGCTCTCGCAAATTATACTGTTGTTAAATTAACAATACCTGGTGATCCGGGTTTGACAGTAGGCAGAACAATTGAATTTAATTTGATGTCATTAAGACCAGAAACAAACGAAAAACAATTGGACAAATTTTATTCAGGCAAATATTTGGTTACAGCAGTTCGACATATCATACAACCAAATAAATATCAAACAGTTCTTGAAATTAGTAAAGATAGCGTACCAAATAATTATCAAGAAATAGATCAAACGGCATTTAAAGAAGCGGTGGCAGAATGAATAATTTTATAGGTAAAGATGGATTTAATTGGTGGTATGGTGTAGTAGAAGATGTTAACGACCCAGCCAAATTAGGCCGTGCAAAGGTTCGTATCTTTGGACACCACACAGATAACTTGATAGAATTACCAACAAAAGATTTACCTTGGGCTGCAGCTGTTAATCCAGTAAACAATTCAAAATCATTTAGTGCACCTAGATTAGGTGACTATGTGATGGGTTTCTTTTCTGATGGAACTTCATCACAATCACCAATAATGATGGGTGTTTTTCCTGGCCTTGAAGCCACTCCAAACAAAAACAAAGGATTTTCACCACAGAGTAATTTAAAGCCTGCAACTCCACCCAATGGTCAAGTTCAATATGAAGCAGGCAAACCTACACTTTCACCTTTATCTAGAGGTGTGGTTGATAAAACAGCCATTTCACAATCAAATGCTAATTTAGCGCATGTGTGTGATATCTCAACAAGTATGAAATTTGAAATTGCTAAAATGGCATTTAAAGTCAGCGAGTTGGTGGAAACAATTAGAGCAGCAATTAAAGGCCTTTGGGCTAGTGCATCATCAAGTCCATTTGCTGATGAAGTGAGAAGTGCTGTAAAAACAATTAAAGCACAAGTTAAAGTAATACAAAAATTTATTAAAAAAGTACAAGATAATCTTAAAGCGGTTACAGATTTGGTCGACCAATTACAAAAATTAATTCAATATATTGCAACACTACCAGCAAGAATAGCTAAATTTCTACAAGATTGTTTAAGAGAAGCTGTTGGTGGCATATCTGGTGCAATTGCTGTAGGTCAAGAAATTCAAAAAAACATCTCAGAAGGAAATGTTTTTTTGGCAAATTCATCGGCTATTGCAGCAGAACAAGCTTTGACCGATAAAGAAACTATTGTACCGGTTCAAAATACAGTTGGGAAACCATAATGGCTGATATGTCATGGACGGAACCGGAATCAGCAGCTAATACTGATTACCAACCAATATATTCTTATAACAATATACAACAAACTGAATCGGGTCATTCATTTGAAATGGACGATACACCAACTCGTGAACGTGTTCGTATACAACACCGTTCCGGTTCGTTTATTGAGATGCACCCCAACGGTGATGAAGTTCATAGAATTGTTGGTAAAGGTTATGAAATTATTGCCTCTGATAAAAACGTATTAATTAAAGGCATTTGCAACATAACTATTGAAGGTGATTCGGCACTTCACATTAAAGGTGATGCTTATACACAAATTGACGGATCTGCATACCAAAATGTTAAAGGTGATGTGAATCAATCTGTTTCTGGAGATGCAATCCAATCCGTTGACGGTGACGTAGAAATAAATTCATCTGGTGATATTACATTAGGTGCTTCAACTGTTAATGTGAATGCTGATCTGTATGTTCGTGGCGATATAGGTACATCACAATCAGTTCAAGCAGATGGAAATATTACAGCAGGTCTCTCTGTATCTGGTAATAAATCTGTTGAAACTTTGGGTTATATGTTAGCAGGTACAACAATTGATGCCGGCATTTCAATGTTTGCGCCAATGGTTTCAGATATGTTTGGTTCAGTACAAATGTTTAGAATAAAAGTTAATATGCATACTCACATTGGAAACCGTGGATTCCCAACTTCACCTCCACTAAACGCACCAATGGAATCATAATATGTCCAGTATATACAATAGATTAGGATATAATTTTGATACCACCAAATTTGGTGATGATGTTGATTTAACTCCTAGTGCAAATAACTTTCTTAATAATTCTTCAATTAATCTAAGTCAATGGCAAGTTGATGATATTGCAACATCAACAGCAACAGGTTACTATCAAAATCCATATACATCTGTATTAAATAACATTACTATTGTCCTTACAGGTATGGCTGCAAACTGTAACACCAGTTCAATAACTTTTAATGTAGCTCCAACTCAAGCAAACACATTATATTCTTCAATTATAAATGCGTTAACGGCTGTTTCTGATTTCACAACACACACAAATTACATATCTGGCGTTGAACGATCAGCCAATACTGTTTTATATCCAGATTTAAATACGGCCTTGTCAATTGGTCGCCAAGTGTTGAGTTTAACCAATAAAGCAGATCAAACACAAAATAACGTACCAGTGTTGGGAAGTTTCACAAGCCTTTATATTCGTGACGATGTTGATTCGAGAAGTAATGCAATAATTATAGATTCGAGAACTTTAGGTAATTCTCTGTATGTTGAAGATGGAAATACATACAGTAATATTTCTGTTTCTAGTATCAACACAATTATAACGGATGTTAATTCTCTACAAACCTTGTTGGCAACCAGAAGAAACGGAGATATCAATTTTTATCAAAATTCACTGGCAATTGTAAGAGATTATCAAACTGTTTTAACTTTTTCTAGTGTTGGTGCCACACAAAATTCTTTATTGCAGATAGTTGGTACAACAAAATTAAAAACTGATTTGGCTACAGCAAGGCCTTTAGCCGTAACAGTAAATACTTCATCTGTATTGTATAGTAATCCATTTGCATCCGGTTTAACGTCAGGCACAGGAACGGGTACAACAATTGTAACTGGTGGTACAGGTGGCACAACAACTGGTGGAACAGGATCTTTTACTCTTACGGACACAGGTGTTAGTCCTGGAACTTATGGTTCAGCAAATCGAGTTCCTATTTTTACAGTAGATAGATTTGGTCGTATCACCTCTGCCACTTCTTTAGAGGCTGCAGGTGGTGGTGTATCAATTATTCAATTTGACACAACAACAACAGATCCAATTGCTGTTGATAATTTTGATATCTACACATATCGAAGTGCCAAATATGAAATACAGATAACATCAGGTTCTTTTTATCAGGTAATTGAGTTGAGGGTAATGCACAATGGAGTTTGTGCTTTTATGACACAATACGGTGAACTTGTAAGTGATGTCACTCTTGGCCAGTTTGATGCCGATGTTTCAAACAATGTGGTTAATTTATATTTCCGTCCCACACAAGCAATAAATACTGTTAAGATGATTAGAAGGTTAATCACAATATAATTTTTTAAAGAGGTGATTTTATTATGCGTTTTCATATTTTAGGTTTACCACACACAGTATCTTCAAAAGAATATAATGCCTGTGCTTATACACAAAAAGTAGTTAAGTTTGGTAAAATGATGAAGTCTTTAGGACACACAATCATACATTATGGCCACGAAGATTCAGATTTAGTTTGTGATGAACACGTCACAGTAACCACCAATAAAGATTTAGAAATTGCTTATGGTGATTATGATTGGCGAAAAAACTTCTATAAGTTTGATGTCAACGACCACGCATATCAAACATTCTATAAAAATGCCATTCGTGAAGTTGGACTAAGAAAACAAAAACACGATTTCATTCTACCATTTTGGGGTTCTGGTGTTCGGCCAATATGTGATGCACATCCAGATTTAATTTGTGTGGAACCAGGAATTGGATATGCTGGTGGTCATTGGGCTCGTTGGAAAATCTTTGAATCGTATGCAATTTATCATGCTTACTATGGAATGACAGCCGTTGGTAGTTGTAAACAAGATTGGTATGATGCAGTTATTCCAAATTATTTTGATCCTGATGATTTTACATTTCAGGAAAAAAAAGAAGATTACTTCTTATATTTGGGTCGAGTGTATGATGGTAAAGGTGTAAACGTTGCTGTTCAAGTGACCGAAGCACTTGGTGTTAAATTAATTATTGCTGGTCAAAACTCATTGACTCAAATGGGTTACAAAGAAACGCCTTCTCACGTTACAGAAATTGGTTACGCTGATGTTGAGATGAGAAGAAAATTAATGTCCGGTGCAAAAGCTGCATTTGTACCATCAATGTACGTTGAACCGTTTGGTGGGGTTCAAGTGGAAATGTTGTTCTCTGGAACTCCTACAATCACAACAGATTGGGGATCATTTACTGAAAACAACATTCACGGAATTACTGGTTATCGTTGTAGAACTTTTGAACAATTTTTGTGGGCAGCAGATAACATCCACAATATTAATCCAAAAAACTGTCGTGCTTTTGCTGAAAACTTTACATTAGAAAAAGTTGGCAGAATGTATGAGGAATATTTTCAATCCGTTTTGAATGTTTACACTGGTAATGGTTGGTATGAAAGAAATGATGCAAGACCGCAATTGAATTGGTTAAAGAAAAATTATCCTCATGAAATGCCTCAAACTATTAAACTAAATAGTTAGTTATAGAAGCATGTTTTAAATCTAAGGGGATAGTGAACCTTGAGCTGTGACGCAAATAATTTTTTCATAGTAAAAAATGGGCTGACTGTTGGCATTACTCCGGTAATTGCCGCTAATGGAGCTTGGATAGGACCTTTGGGTTCAAATCCTGGAGCTACAGGCGCTCAAGGTGCTACTGGTGCGTCAGGTGTTCAAGGTGCTACGGGTATACAAGGTGCAACTGGACTTGGTGCAACAGGTTCTACTGGACCAGCAGGTGCTACAGGTCCCTCAGGAGGTCCTACAGGTGCTACTGGTGTAATTGGTGCAACTGGTGCTACAGGACAACTTGGTACAACCGGTGCGACCGGCCCAATTGGAATTCCTGGTCCTCAAGGATCAACAGGATTAATCGGCGCAACAGGCACTCAAGGACCTCAAGGTGCAACAGGAACTCCAGGTTCAATTGGTAGTTTAGGATCAACTGGTGCAACCGGCGTACAAGGTCCTGTTGGACTAAGAGGTGCCACAGGTTCAACAGGTCCTCAAGGTTCAACGGGATCTACAGGACAAAATCAGCCTTGGATTACGATCTCATCAAATACAACAGTAACACTCAATCAACAGTACATTGCAAATACTGCAAATGGTTCTTTCACAGTTACACTTCCTGCTTCTCCAGTACTTAGCAATACAGTTATAATTACTGATGGTGGTAATTTTAATAATGATTGGAGTATTCGAAATCTTATTATTAATCCAAATGGTCAAACTATAGAAGGTGTTGCTGATACTCTTGTTCTCGATATTGGCCAAAGTTTAGTTTACTTAGTTTATGATGGTGTTACATGGCGGCAAGTATCAAGTGCTGGTCCAATAGGATTAACTGGATCAACAGGACCAGTAGGTTCAACCGGATCGACAGGACCAATTGGTTCTACCGGCGCAACTGGCCCTACGGGATCAACTGGTGCAGGAACAACAGGTGCTACAGGTAGTAGTGGTCCCGTTGGCCCACAAGGACCAATTGGACCAATTGGTAGTACAGGAGCCACGGGTGTTATAGGTACAACCGGCGCAACTGGTCCTACAGGATCGACCGGTGCAGGAACAACGGGTGCCACAGGTCCAATAGGATCAACTGGTGCTACAGGATTAGGTGCAACTGGTGCTACTGGTGTAATTGGTTCCACAGGCGCTACAGGACCTATAGGTTCAACAGGATCAACCGGTGCGACAGGTATAATTGGAACAACGGGAGCGACTGGTGTAATTGGTTCAACTGGTGCGACAGGATTAAGAGGTGCTACTGGAGCGTTTGGTACAACAGGTGCAACAGGACCAAGAGGCGCTACAGGCCTACAAGGTGATCCCGGTGGCGCTACAGGTCCAATTGGTTCTACTGGTGCAACCGGTGTTCCTGGTACAACGGGAGCTACAGGCACTATTGGTCCAATTGGCACGACAGGTGCAACAGGTGTTATTGGTACGACTGGTGCTACAGGACCAAGAGGTAACACCGGATCAACTGGACCTATTGGTGCAACTGGTGTTATTGGTGCAACAGGTTTGCAAGGTGATCCTGGTGGTGCAACAGGAGAAACAGGAAGTACAGGACCAATAGGTCCAATTGGTGCAACCGGTCCACAAGGAGCTACAGGTGCAGGAACAACTGGTGCTACAGGCATTCCAGGTCCAATTGGTTCAACCGGTCCACAAGGAGCTACAGGTGCAGGAACAACTGGCGCTACAGGACCTACTGGTGCAACAGGTCCATCTGGCGGCCCAACAGGTGCAACAGGATTTACTGGTGCAACAGGTTCAATTGGTTTGACAGGTGCAACAGGACCAAGAGGTAATACTGGTAATACTGGACTAACAGGTTCAACGGGTCTAACGGGTGCACAAGGTAGTTCTGGTGTTGGCTTTCCTACTTTAGTAAGTTCTTCAAGCTTGACGATTGGTCTCGGCTCAGCAACATTAACAGTTTTTGGAACAATTACTCCAGGAACAGCTTATACTGGCAATATGAGAGTTAGGATTCGAAATTCAGATACTAACTTCATGGAAGGTATAATCACAGGAATTTCAGGGGGTATATTAACAGTTAATGTAGATTTTTTTAGAGGAAGTGGAACTTATACTAGCTGGACAGTCTTTATTTGTGGAAATGCTGGAGCGACTGGTGCAACAGGCGCAGTTGGTTCGACTGGTTCTACAGGACCACAGGGAATTCCAGGAACTCCAGGTGGTGCAACTGGCGCCACAGGTCCATTTGGTCCAGTTGGTGCTACAGGTGCTGTTGGTCCGGCTGGTGCAAGAGGTTCTACAGGACCAACAGGAAATACCGGTGCAACAGGTTTAACAGGAGCTACAGGAGTAGGAGCTACAGGGTTACAAGGTATTCAAGGTTTGTCCGGTGCAACAGGTTCGACTGGACCACAAGGAACTCCTGGTGGTGCCACAGGTACTACAGGTTCAACTGGTGCTACTGGTGTAATAGGAACAACGGGTGCTACAGGACCTATAGGTTCAACAGGATCAACCGGTGCAACAGGTATAATAGGAACAACTGGCGCTACAGGACCAATAGGATCAACTGGCGCCACAGGTTTTGAAGGACCTCAAGGTGCTACAGGTGCGACAGGATTTCTTGGTGCAACCGGTGCAACAGGATTTGGTGCAACGGGCCCAAGAGGTAATACAGGATCAACAGGTGTTATTGGTACGACTGGTGCCACAGGACCTACAGGTAATACAGGAAATACCGGTGCTACTGGTGTAATTGGTTTAACAGGATCCACAGGATTAACAGGAAATACCGGTGCTACTGGTGTAATTGGTTTAACAGGAAACACGGGAGCCACAGGACCAACAGGAAATACCGGTGCAACTGGATTAACGGGCGCAACAGGATTAGGTGCCACAGGTGTAACAGGTAATACAGGATCTACAGGCCCCATAGGAACAACAGGTGCAACCGGCCCAATAGGTGTAACAGGAAATACCGGTGCAACTGGATTAGTAGGTTCAACAGGCTCTACTGGACCAATAGGTTCTACAGGTGCTACAGGACCTGAAGGCGCTACTGGTGCTTCAGGTGTTCACGGTGATAGATACCATACAACATCAAATACAACATTAACATTAACTGATTATGTTATTGGAAATTTATTAATCCTTACAACAAATGATTTGTATTTGGACTATAGTTCTCAACAAACTATAATTGTCGTTTCAAATGTTGATATTGATGACCACATTCATGGCACAGTTTATTCTTATGAACAAAGTAATGGTTATTTGGTATTATCAGTAACCAATACAGCGAATGCAACTAATGTTCAATACAGTTCATGGACAGTTAACTTAGATGGTGCTGTTGGTATTGCTGGTGCAACTGGTTCAACGGGGCCAATAGGTTCTACCGGATCAACCGGCCCAATTGGTTCGACTGGTACAACTGGTGTAACTGGTTCAACAGGACCAATTGGTGCCACAGGTTCAACGGGGCCAATAGGTTCTACAGGTGTGACAGGATCACAAGGAGCTACTGGTGCGACAGGTTACATGGGTGTTGATGGATCTACTGGTTCTACGGGACCAGAAGGAACTACAGGTGCAACAGGTTTAACAGGATTAACAGGAAACACAGGATCAACTGGTGCAACTGGACCAAAAGGAGATCCAGGTGCAAATGGTATCTCAAACGGCACATTTAAAACATTGAAAGTTAATGGTCAAAGTGATTTAGTTGCTGTTGGTGAAGATATTATACAATTAGTTGCTGGAGATGATGTTATACTGAGAATTAATGCTAATACAAATCCAAAGCAATTAATTATTTCTACAAAAAGAATACGGCAGATAGATATAGATGGTGGTTCAGCAATTTCAGTTTTCAGTCCGTCAGACATGATGGATATAGAAGGTGGTTCTGCAATTTCTGTTTATAGCCTATTAGACATAATTGACGGAGGAGCAGGAAATACTGTTTTTTCATCATCAGATTTAATTTATAACGGAGGCACAGCTTAAAATGGCTAGCAAAATACAAGTAAGACGGGATTCATCTAACAATTGGACAAGTACAAATCCTACTTTGTCGCAAGGCGAACCTGGCTATGAAATAGACACAAATAAAATAAAATATGGTGACGGAACAACTGCTTGGAACAGCCTCGCATACACTACAGGAGCTGGATCTGGTGCAACTGGTGCTACTGGATTAACAGGCAATACTGGAACTACAGGCGCAACAGGACCTCAAGGTGCTAACGGTTTTCAAGGACAAGAAGGATCGACAGGTGCAACTGGTGTTATTGGACCGACAGGTGCAACAGGATTAACTGGTGCGACTGGTCAAACTGGTTTAACAGGATCAGTAGGTTCTACAGGTATCAATGGTGCAACCGGTGCTACTGGTCCTGTTGGTGCTACTGGTTCCACAGGAGCTACAGGCATTCAAGGTGACCATGGTTCTACAGGATCTACTGGTGTAACAGGAAATACAGGCTCAACTGGACCAATTGGTTCTACTGGTGCAACAGGACCACAAGGTGCTACTGGTTCCACAGGACCAATTGGTTCTACTGGTGCTTCTGGTGCTGATGGTGATCGTTATCATACAACATCAACAACTACTCTAACTCTATCAAATTACAATTTAGGGGATTCACTAACACTTACAACAACAGATTTAAATTTAGATTATAGTTCACAACAAACAGTAATTGTTGTTTCTGTGGCTGATGCTGATAATCACATTCATGGTACAGTTCATTCTTACAATGGTTCAAATGGACAATTAATTTTAACCGTAACAAATACTGCTAATGTAACAGGTACACAATACAGTTCGTGGACAGTTAACTTGGATGGTGCTGTTGGTATTCAAGGTGCAACAGGAGCTACTGGTGTAACAGGTAATACTGGTTCAACAGGCCCAATTGGTTCAACAGGAGCTACAGGTATTCAAGGTGTTACTGGCTCTACAGGACCTGTTGGTGCAACCGGTTCTACTGGACCACAAGGATCAACTGGATTCCAAGGATTAGAAGGATCAACAGGTTCTACTGGCCCCGTTGGTGCAACAGGTGCAACAGGAATTCAAGGTGCAACAGGTTCAACTGGACCACAAGGTTCGACAGGCTTAACAGGAGATACTGGATCCACAGGATTACAAGGCTCAACGGGTGCTGTTGGTTCTACTGGTTCTACTGGACCAACAGGAAATACCGGTTCAACAGGACTAGTTGGTTCCACAGGATCTACAGGTATTCAAGGCGATATTGGATCTACTGGTGCCACAGGTATTCAAGGACCTAATGGTGCAACAGGAGCTACTGGTGTAACAGGTAATACCGGTTCTACAGGACCTATTGGTACAACAGGCGCAACAGGCATTCAAGGACCTAATGGCGCAACTGGTGCTACGGGTATTCAAGGTGATACTGGTTCTACCGGTTCAACAGGTCCAGTTGGTACAACAGGAGCTACAGGAATTGAAGGACCTGTTGGTGCAACAGGAGCTACTGGTGTAACAGGTAATACTGGTTCAACAGGTCCAGTTGGTACAACAGGAGCTACAGG